ATGACGTCTCGGGCGCCGGCCGCACGGTGCTGCTCGGTGCTACGGTCCGTTTCTGACCCGATCAGGCCGTACCTGCCGACATGGGGAGGCCCCGCCCTGCGTGCTATCGCCCTCTGGGTGATTGGCGTCCTGCTGGTGGCTGCCGGCGCGCTACGTGTCATTGACTGGCACAGTTATGACTATCTCAGCGCGATGTTTCCGCCGACTGTCCCAGCCAAACCGAAGGTCGTCGTCGTTGCAATCGATGAGCCGTCGTTCGCACAGGTCGAGGAGCAATGGCCCTGGCCGCGCGGCATCCATGCACGGCTGATCGACGCACTTGACCAGGCGGGTGCCGCAGCGATCGCTTTCGACGTCATCTTCGCAGATCCGTCCGAGCCGGCCCAGGACTCTGCCCTAGTCGAAGCGGCTGACCGATCCGGCCGGGTTGTCCTGGCATCGGATGAGGCGGTCATCGATTCGCCCCACGTCGAGCAGACCATGGCGGTGGAGCCGATGCCCGAACTGGTCGGGGCCGGTGCGTCCGTCGGGTTCGCGGGCGTGGAGCTGGATGGGGACGGCATACTGCGCCGATTGCCAGCGCGGCTGGACGGATTCGCCCGCGCAGCCCTTGACGTCTGGAGCAACAGGACGGGCCGGCCGAGAACCGAGGCTGCGTCCGACCCGGATCGTCTGATGCGGTTCTTACCCGCTGGGGTCGGATTTCCGGTTGTTTCCTATTACCAGGCCCTCCAGCCCGAGAGCTTCCTGCCTCCCGGCTTGTTCGACGGTGCGATCGTGCTGATCGGACTCGTGCTCAATGCCACGCCCGAGGCTGACCAGCTTGCTGCTGACAGCTTCTTGACCCCGCTGGTCCGCAGTCACGGCCAGGTTCTGTCGGGTGTGGAGGTGCAGGCCAATGCCATACTGAACCTCGCAGCCGGGCTAAGCGTAGCACCTGCATCATGGCTCACCAGCGCTCTCGTACTCGCGCTGTTCGTTGGCAGCACGGGGCTATGGATTCGCAATTGGACGCCGGCGCGAGCGGTGACGGCCTCGCTCGCCGGTGCATTGGCAGCCGCAGCTATCTCACTTGCGGCGTTGGACCTGGCCCAGGTTTGGATCGCGCCCCCCGTGCTGGTCCTGGGCGTGCTGAGCACTGTTCTTGCGGAGGGTGCGACGACGCTGATGACCGAGCGCCGCGGCCGGCGTGAGATCAAGGCCGCCTTCGGGCGCTATCTGTCGCCGGAGCTGGTCGAGATCCTGGCGCGAGATCCAAGCCGGCTGCGCCTCGAAGGCGAGCGTCGCGAGATGACGTTCCTGTTCTGCGACGTCCGGGGGTTCACGACCCTCTCGGAGCAGTTGCAGACCGAGCCAGAACGCCTGACCAGGATCATCAACCGGTTCCTGACTGCCATGACGACCGCCATCAGGGCAAAGCGTGGCACGATCGACAAGTTCATGGGCGACTGCGTCATGGCGTTCTGGAATGCACCGCTCGACGAGCCGGACCACGCGATGCAGGCCTGCACGGCAGCACTCGACATGTTGGGGGCCCTTGATCGACTCAACACCGAGCTCGCCAAGGAGGGTGTCGCGCCGCTGCGTGTGGGCATCGGCATCAATACCGGTCCCTGCGTGGTCGGCAACATGGGATCGGAAGAGCGGTTCGCCTATTCGGCCATGGGCGACGCGGTCAACCTGGCCTCGAGGCTGGAGGGGCTCGGCCAGCATTACGGCGTCACGATTACGCTCGGCGAGGCGACAGCCTTTGCCCTGAACGGACGGCTGCCACTGCTCGAGCTCGACCTTGTCGCCGTAAAGGGTAAGACCGAACCTGTTCGGATTTATACCCTGCTGGGTGATGCCCGGCGGGCAGCCGACGCACGACTGGCCGGGCTGACCCGTGCGCAATGTGAGATGCTGGCAGCCTACCGGCATGGTGACTGGGAAGCTGCGCAAATGGCATTGTTGCGGGTCCGGGGCCACCCGCTTACGCCCAAGGCACTGGGCGAAGCCTACGCAGCGCGGCTTGAAAGCCTCGCCAGCGCGCCGGCCCCACCCGATTGGGATGGCGTGCTCCGCCTCATGACCAAGTAAGCGTCGGGAGCAACTGGCCGGCGGGCGTTCGACCGAATGCCGGGCCTGCGATGACCAGGTCCGGCTCGGTCCCTTGCCAGCGAAAAGCGGCCGGCTCGCCTCGCCCACGCGAGCCCCTTTCAGCACCCCGGCAGCCAGCCGTTCGGCGCCCGTTAGCGCTGATCACTGGCTCACCCAGACAATGCGACCCAGCCAGGCGATGTCGCTGGTTGGGACGCCTCTTTCGGGGCCGCTCCCCAGGACGTTGCCGAGGGTGAGGCGCTGGGCCGTTCGACGCGTCAGGATACCAATTTCGACCGGCCCCTGGCGTGTGCGGAGAACGATCCGATCTCCCCGACGTACGCTGCTGCTCGGCGAGACGACCAGAAGGTCACCGCGGCGAAACACCGGCGCCGCTACGTCGTCATCAAGCTCGACGACATAGGCCTGCCGGTCATCTGTCAGCGGGATCTCGATCTCTTCCCAGCTCTCGCCTTGGGGAAAGCCCGCCGGATCGAGGGCCCCCTCCTCCTTGACCAGCCGTGACCACGAAATGCTGCGGAGGCGCGGGCCGCCAATCGTTAAGACCCCCGGCTGGCCGTACATAAGCCCAACGAACTCCGCCATCGACGTTTTCGTGGCGGCCAGAATCTTGGCGACGCTCTCCGTGCTCGGCCAGCGCGGCTTTCCCTCGCTCGTGATCCGCTTGCTCTTGTTGAACGTGGTTGGATCCAGCCCAGCGCGCCTTGCCAGCCCGGACGCCGACAGCCCATTGCGGGCCGCTAGCTGATCGATCCCATTCCACACGTCTTTATGTGACAACATCGGGACGGCCCCTTTACGTGGCTCTGGCCGGTGCCCCGGCCCCTAGGAAGATCATCTTGACTTTTCACGCCTTCGTCATTAGGAAAACATTCTGGACCGACTCCAGTCTGGCCGCCTGCGATGTCACTACCGAGAGTGTACGATCCCCGCACCGACCTCAGGCTCGTCCTTGTCGTATTCGAGCAGCGGAACGCGCGAGGCCTGTTCAGGCTCCTTTCCCGCAACTTCCGACACTGCTTCTGCCTCCTACAGGACCCTGAGGGCTGGCTCCTGTGTGATCCACTGTTAGACCGGATCGAGCTGCAATTCATTCCGCCCTACGGTGCATGGGAACTCCTGGAACATTTTCTTGGCCTGGGGCGCCATGTCGCGATTGGCACGTCGTTTCCGTCGCCGAGCTCGCGCCGTTGGACCCTGTCGCCGGTGACTTGCGTTGAGGTTGTAAAGCGGGCGGTGGGACTTTGCGCACCTTGCCTGCTAACGCCTCTCCAACTGTTCCGTCATCTGGCCACGGCACCGCATTGGCAGGCCTTCTCTCCTGCTATGCCGGTTTTGGACGCCAATTTGCTTGACCGCAATTCGAAATAGGACTATACGCCTTTTCAATTGATAAGATCCCTCGGAGTTGGCAATACCTGATCCCTCTGCCGAGCAGCTGCGCCAGAGCTTCCGGCAGGCTCGCGAGCTGCGGGCCCCCTGGGAGCGACTTTGGCAAGAATGCTACACTTACGCGCTTCCCATGCGTGGGCTCGGGATCGGCGGTAGCCCGCTTGGTGCTGGCAACGCTGCGACCCAGCGTATGTTCGATGGCACCGCGGCCGACGGAGTAGAGCAACTTGCCGCGAGCCTGCTCGCCCATCTGACACCCCCGTGGTCAAGGTGGCTCGGTCTGCGTCCTGGCCACGACGTGCCAGCGGACTGCGCAGGCTCCGTGGCGGAACAGCTCGATCGCTGCGCGGAGCGCATCCAGGGTCACTTCGACCGGTCCAACTTCGCCGTCGAGATCCATCAATGCTTCCTCGACCTGGCCACCGTGGGCACGGCCACCTTGCTGTTTCGGGAGTCCGCGGCAGCAGCCAGCTCAGCCTTCCGCTTCGCTGCGGTGCCCGCCTCAGAGATCTTCGTCGAGGGGGACGAGGATGGCGGGCTGCGGCGCGTCTATCGCACCACTGCCATGTGGCCCCACCAGATCCGGGAGACCTTTCCCGAGGCGGTGCTGCCGAGCTCGGTCAGCGAGCGGGAGGCAGGTGGACGCAAGCTGAGCGTCATCGAGACCGTCGCGCACGGCCCGGAGGGGTACGTCTTCAGTGCATTGCTCGGCGAGCCTGAAGGCGGAGACGGCCTGCTGGCGAGCGGCCGCTTCGATCAGTCCCCGTTCATCGTCTTCCGGTGGCTGAAGAGCGCTGGCGACGTTTACGGCCGCTCGCCGGTGATGACCGCGCTGCCCGACATCAAGACGGCCAACAAGGTCGTCGAGATGATCCTGAAAAACGCAGCGATTGCCATGGAGGGCATCTGGCTGGTCGACGACGACAACGTCTTCAACTCGGCTAACCTGAAGCTGGCGCCCGGAGCGATCATTCCGAGATCGCAGGGTGGCGCGGGACTGACGCCGCTGCAGGCGCCAGGCCGTTTTGACGTCTCGCAGCTCGTGCTCGCGGATCTGCGTGCGCACATACGGCACACGCTACTGGTTGATCGCCTGGCGCCTCTTGAAGGCCGCCCGATGACCGCAACGGAAGTTGCCGAGCGGAGCAGCGAGACCGCTCGGCTGCTCGGTGCAGTCTATGGCCGGCTGCAGAACGAGCTACTGACACCGCTGCTCATGCGGGCGATCGCAATCCTGCGCCGCCGTGGCGAGATCCCCGACATTGCCGTGGACGGACGGACCGTTGAGCTGCAGTGGCGCTCACCGCTGGCTCGCGCCCAGGCACGGGACGACGTCCGCAATACGACCGTCTGGCTCGACCAGGTGCCCAGGCTCGGGCCACTCGCTCAGGACGTGATCGATACGCGAGCGGCGGCCCGCTGGCTCGCACGGTCTCTTGGCGTGCCGGGCGAGATCGTCCGCGACGACGACCTGCCGAGTCCCGAAGGCGTGCTCTCGGCATTGGTGGCTGGCCGGTCGGAGTGAGCTGCAAAGGACGACACAGATGAGCGCGCTAACCATGTCGCCAGACCACGAGAGCAGCGATCCGGTCGCCGGACCAAGACCGGAACGACCGGAGGGGCTGCCCGAGCAGTTCTGGGATCACGAGACTGCCACCGTGCGAGCCGATGCACTCGCTCAGGCCTATCGCGAGCTCGAGCAGAAGGTCGGCTCGATGCTGCCGATCCCCGGCCCGGAAGATCAGGCAGCGCGCGACCGCCTGCTTCAAGTGCTTGGGCGGCCCGGTCACCCGGAGGATTACAAGGTCTTCTCCCCGCATCCCTTGCTGCAGCCGGATCCGGAGCTGCATGAGCGGCTGCACGCGGCCGGGTTCACCCAGAAACAGGTCGAGCTCGTGTACGAGCTTGCGGCGGAGCATCTGATCCCCACCCTGCAGGCAGGGCTGAGCGACATCGGTGCCGAGCATGATCGGCAACGGTTGGAGCAGCGATTCGGCGGTTCATCAGCCTGGCGGGAGGCGGCCCGTCAGATGCGGACCTGGGCCGAGGCGAATCTGCCGGCCGAGGTCTCCGGCACGCTCGCGGCGAGCTACGAAGGCGTCCTCGCCCTGCACCAGATGATGCAGGCTGGAGAGCCTCGCCTGATCGGCGCCAGCACCAGCCCGGCAACGCTCAGCGAGGCAGAGCTGACGGAGATGATGCGCAAACCCCGCTACTGGAGAGATCGGGACCCCGATCTCGTCGCGCAGGTCACGGCCGGCTTCCGCCGCCTCTACCCGGACTGACTTTCCCAAGGCGCGGCGGCCGGACCAGCGGCCCCGAAACGGGCCAGGTCCATGCTGCGCTCCACCCGCGGCCACCGCAAGCGCTATGGCGCTGCGGATGCCGCATGTCTGAGACCTCCAAACGGAGCTCATGATGTCGACAACTATCGACCAAGCGTTCGTCAAGCAGTTCGAGCGCGAGGTTCACGAAGCCTATCAGCGACAGGGGTCAAAGCTTCGCGCAACGGTGCGGGTGAAGACCGGCGTGAAAGGCAGCTCGACGGTGTTCCAGCGAATCGGCCAAGGGTCCGCGGGTACCAAGGCGCGGCACGCCAGCGTGCCGGTCATGGACGCCGAGTTCGCCGCGGTCGAGGCCACGTTGCAGGACTTCTACACCGGCGAGTGGATTGACCAGCTCGACGAGCTGAAAACCAATATCGACGAGCGTGCCGTGCTGGCCAATGCTGGCGCCTTCGCGCTTGGACGCAAGACGGACGAGATGATCATCAACGCCCTCGTCTCGACCGACCAAGTGGCCGGCTCAGCAGTGGACGGGCTCACCAAGGCCAAGGTCCTCACAGCCTTCGAGATCCTCGGCGCCAAGGACGTACCCGACGACGGACAGCGGTTCGCGGTGATCGGCTGGAAGCAGTGGTCCGAGCTGCTGCAATTGCCCGAGTTCGCCAGCACCGAGTTCGTTGGCGAGGCCCAGCTGCCATGGCGTGGCTGCCAGGCGAAGATGTGGCTCGGTACGATGTGGATCCCGCATTCCGGCCTGCCCGGCGGTGCCGGTCAGCGCATCTGCGTCTGGTACCACAGGAGCGCCGTCGGCCACGCCATCGGCAAGGAGGTCTCGACCGACATCACCTGGCATGGCGACCGCGCCGCCCACTTCGTTGCCTGCTCGATGTCACAGGGCTCCGCGCTGATCGACCCGCGTGGCGTGGTCAAGATGCCCTGCATGGAGGACTGAGCCATGGCGTACCAGGCCCAGCAACTGAGCGCGCTATCCTATGCCAACGGCTTCACGCTCTGGCACTACCGGACCGTCGATCCCGCGGCAGAGATCGACACCGCCGGCTATTTCGATCAGGCTGTCCGGATGCTGCGCGTCGGCGACTTCATCCTCGCCAACACGGCAAGCGACTCAACGCCCGCAAGCGGCATCTTCGTCGTGACGGCGAACAATGGCCGGATGGTCGATGTCGCCAACCTGAGCCCGCTCGGCGTGCTCAACACGGACTGAGCCGACCGGCTCGAGTCCTCGCTCGTCAAGCTCGCCGCCGGCCCCCATGGCCGGCGGCGCCCGCGCGGAGATCTTAATGTCCGCCACGACCGTGCTCGCGCTTGCGGCAACCCTGGCTGCCGCTGCCCCGGGGCCACTGCCATGCGCTGGCCTCCGATTGCCTGAGCTGGAAGCCCAGCTTTCGTTCGGCCGCCACTATCACCTGGAGGGGGCGGTGCTGCGCGGCTTCGTCCGCCTCTGGGCCATGTCTGGCTCGCCCGCTGCGGGCAGTGCCTTCGATCGCGCGGTGGTGATCAGCGCAGGCGGCCGCGTCGCCGTCCTGCTCGGCCGCGGTGATTGCGCCATCGGCGCGGTGCAGACCACCCCTGAAGCCCTCTTCGAGGCCATGCGCGGCGCTGTCGGACCCGCTGTTTGAAACCGGATCACCAGAGAGGCCGCCCATGGCCAGCAATGCCATCGAGATCTGCTCGGCCGCGCTCTTGAAGCTCGGCGCATCTCCCATCGATAGCCTCACCGATGCTGCAGCCGAGGCGCAGCTGGCGAACCGGCTCTATCCAATCATCAGGGATGGCTTGCTGAGTGTGCATCCCTGGTCGTTCTCACTCGCCCAGGTCGCTCTTGAGCAATCCTCGGTGCCTCTGCGAGTCGGGTATGACTACGCGTTTGACCTGCCGCTCGACTGCCTGCGGGTCGTCTCTGCTGGCGCCGGTTGCCGTCCGAGCGGCCTCGACTATCGCATCCAAGGCCCACAGCTGCTCGCCTCTTCGAGCGCCATCACCCTCAGATACCAGCGTCGTGTGCCGGAAGCGATGTTCCCGCCATTCTTCGTGGCTGTGCTGGTGGCGCGGCTCGCCGGAGAGTTCTGTCTTCCCCTGACGGAGAACAGCACAAGGACCGAAGGCCTGCAGCAGGTCGCCGCCGCGGAGCTGCGGCTGGCGCGCCTCATTGACAGCCAGCAATCCACGCCGCGCCGCTTTGAGGACCTCACGCTGGTCCGGGCCGGCGAGCTATGAGCCGCACCCGCGTCACGAAAACCAGCTTCACTGCCGGAGAGCTCGACCCGCGTCTGCTGGGGCGTCTCGATCTGCGCGCCGTCGAGGACGGGGCCATGCGGCTGCGGAACGTGCTGGTGCAGCCCACGGGAGGCGTTACGCGCCGACCCGGTACCAATCACGTTGCAATCCTGCCCGATGCGCGGCGCCTCGTCGCCTTCGATGGATTCGGAGGCGGCGAGATCCTGGCATTTGCACCGTTCCGGATCGACGTCGTGCACGCTGTCACAGGGCAGGTCCTGGCCTCGGTCGATGCACCCTGGAATGTGGAGCAGCTGCCGGGGCTTGCCTGGGCACGGCTCGCGGACGGCCTGCTGCTCTGCCATCACGAGGTCGAGCCCCAGCGGCTGACCCGATTGTCGGCGACCTCCTGGCGGATAGCCGCCTGGGCTTGGGAAGACAGTGACGACGGGTCCGCCTTCCCTGCACTGCACCAGCCCTACGTCCGCTTCGCTCGACCAGAAATATCGTTGCAGGCAGTACGCCAGGACCAGGCTCAGGCATGGCCGGAGCCGATCCCGGCGGGTGCGACGGTTCAGCTGAAGGCGAGTGCCGCCGTTTTCACGGCGCTGCACCAGGGCACTCGTTTCAGGATTCACGGCCGTGAGATCCTGGTCACCAACCCGAGCCCGACTGCCCCGAACGAAGCGGTAGGTCAGGTCCTGCAGGAACTGCCGAACGGCCGCACGACCCGCGACTGGGACGAGCAGGCGTTCAGTGAGGCGCACGGCTTCCCCCGCAGCCTGACCTTTCATCAGAATCGACTCGTGATCGGAGGCTCGCGTGACCTGCCCGACCACTTGTGGCTCTCACGCACGGGTCGTCCGTTCGATTTCGATCCCGGGACAGGACTCGACGACGAGGCGATTGCGTTCCGGCTCGCGGCCGACCGGCTGCAGGGCATCGTCAACGTTTGCGGCGGACGGCGGCTGGAGGTTCTCACCACGGCCGGTGAATGGGTCGTCAACGGTCAGCCTCTCACCCCGACCACGGCTCAGGTCACGCAGCAGACGAGCGTCGGATCCTATGCCGCCCGGCGGCTTCCCTGCCCGGACGTGGACGGCGCGACACTCTTCGTCGGCGCAAGCGGGCGAGACCTCCGCGAGTTTCTCTACACGGACACCGAGCAGGCCTATCAGGCTGCCGACATTGCGCTGCTCGCGCGGCACCTCATGCGGGATCCGGTCGATCTCGCCTTCGACCAGGCGCGCCGACTGCTGATCATTGTCCGTCAGGATGGCGCCGCTGCCGCGGTCACAATCGACCGTAACAGCAATGTCGTACCCTGGACCCTACTCAACACCGACGGGCGATTCCGAGCCGCGGTAACCCTGGGGCACGACATCTTCCTGCTCGTTGAACGGGAAGCAGGGATCACACTCGAGCGCTGGGATGAGGCGGCCACGATGGACGATGCCGTCTGCTTGCCGCCCAGTGCTGACCCCCGCAGGAACTGGGCGATGCCGGGTCATCTCTACGGCGCGCATATCGGGGTTGTGGCCGATGGGGTCCCGGTCACGCCGCGCAGCGTCGGCACGGGCTCACTAGACCTGCAGGATGCGGCCAGCGAGGTCTGGGTGGGCAGGACCTTCGAGCACGAGATCGCGGCGCTGCCCCTGAGCAGCATTGGCGGTTCCATGACGGCTCTCGACGTCTGCTATCGGCCGGTTCGGATCTCGCTCCGACTACTCGATACCGGAGCCCTGTCGATCGACACCGGCGGAGGACTGAGAGATCTGGCCCTGCCGGGACGTCCCGCAGCTTTCACCGGCGACATCACCACGCGCACGCTGGGCTGGCGCCGGGATCCTCTGGCACCCGTCTGGCGCGTTTCCCAAGACACCCCCCTTCCCTGCACCGTTCTCGCGGTCACCACGGAAATAAAGGTCAACGACTGATGGGCGCACTTAGCAGTCTTGCCACGCTGGGTCTGGACCTGGCCCTTAGCCGCCAGGCGCAGAAGCAGGACAACAGGCAGCTGACGCTCGAACGCGATCGCCAGATCCGTCAGATCCAGGTCGATGCTCTGGCCGACCGGCAGAAGGCGGACGCCCTGCTGAAGCGGCGGCTTGCGGAACAGAGGGCACGGGCCGGCGCGGCCGGTATCGGCAGCGGCGGATCGGCCGATGCCGTCCTGCGCGGGCTGGAGGAAGACAGTCGGGCGCAGCAGGCATTGCGAGACGCGGAGGACGCGGCACAGCTCAACGCCATCCGCGCCACCTTCGGGACCCGGCAGCGCCGCAACCTGCTGGAGCTCGGCAGTCGGTGGCTCGATGCGGGCACGCGCGACCTCAGCGGCCGCAGCCGTCGTTCCCTGCTCGACTAGGCCGCAATGATAAGGATATTCCCATGGCACGCCGGTCACCGGACCTGGCGACCTCCCCGGCCGTGTCGCCGTCCTGTTCTGATTTTATAGAGTTCCTGAAGCGGTGGAACCAACTCCAGAACCTGACGACACCGCACCTTCATCTCGAGATCGGCGCCTGGCTCCAGCGCGCCTGGCGCATCCGTCGCACCCGGCTCCTCCTTCAGGTCTTTCGGGGTGCCGGCAAATCGACCCTTGTCGGCCTATTCTGTGCCTGGCTCCTTTCCCAAGATCCCGAGAAGCGCATCCTCGTCGTCTCCGCCGAGCAGGCCCTCGCGTGCAAGATGACACGCAACGTGCGCCAGATCATGCAATCCTGCGACGAGACGCGACCACTTTGTACACGACGAAGCGGTGAGTGGGCCGCTGACCGCTTCACGGTCGAGCGCCGAGGCGTCTATCGCGACCCGTCCCTGCTCGCCCGCGGCATCACCTCGAACCTGACAGGGTCACGGGCTGACATCGTAATTTGCGACGACGTCGAGGTTCCAACGACGGCCGATAGCTGCCTGAAGCGAGGCGAACTGCGCACGATGCTGGCTGAAACCGGTGTCATCCTCGTCCCCGGCGGAACCCTGCTGTACGTCGGAACGCCACACAGCTACTACTCGATCTACGCTGCCCGACCCCGCGCCGAGATGGGCGAGGAGCGCCCGTTTCTGTCGGGCTATGACCGCCTGAGCATCCCGGTGCTGCGAGGTGGAGAGTCGGTCTGGCCCGAGCGGTTCTCCGTAGAGCATACGGAGCGCAGCCGGCAGGAGATCGGCCCGCTGATGTTCCGCAGCCAGATGATGTTGCAGCCGGTCGATCCCCGCCAGGTCCGGCTCGATCCCGGGCAGCTCGAACGTTATGAGGCTGAACTCGAGTTCACGACCGAGCAAGCAGGGGCCGGCTGGGTCATCCAGGGAACGCGCTTGCGGCGCAGCGCCTGCTGGTGGGATCCCGCACTCGGTCGCGATGTGCGGGCCGATAACTCGGTCGTGGCGGTTATGTTCGAAGACGACAACGGCAAGCTCTGGCTGCAGGAGGTCCGCTACCTCCACTCGCACTCGCCAGGGCCGGGCGAGCCGAGCGAGGTGGATCAGCTTTGTGAGCAAGTCTGCGACCTGCTCGAACGAAACCGCCTCCGCTCGATCCACGTGGAGAGCAACGGTCAGGGCCAGACGTACGAAAGCATCCTCAAGACGACCGTGCGCAAGCGGGGGCTCCCGGTCCTTGTCGCCCCGATCGCGAACAGCAGGGCGAAATCCGACCGCATCGTGCACGCCTTTGATGCGGCGCTCGGGGCACGACGCCTGCGGGCTCACGCCTCCGTGTGGCAGACTCCGTTCATCCAGGAGATGCGAAACTGGCAAATGCACGGCGGTGGCCATGACGACGGGCTCGATGCGGTAGCGGCCTGCATCGACCTGCTTCCGTTGCGAAGCGCTGCGCTAAGCCACTGA